GTAGAAGGAGCAGGACAATGTTGTAGAGAGTGCTATCAGGGTAGTAGTAGAAAACTTATTACAATAGATGAAAGGACAATTTTAGATACTCCTAACGATTTTGAATTAGGAGCAAAGGTTAGGGAATTATATTGGGATAGTAAAAAATAATTATGAAAAAAGATGATGAAATTTTTTTAGGTGGAGGATCGAATTTAAATATTCAAACATCTAAAAATGTACAATTAAGAGAAACATTAATTCTTTTTAATGGAATAGAAGAACCAATTGAATTAGATGTAAAAATAATCGCAGATTTTAATACGATACCTGAAAAGTATCACGAAGTTTTTTTAAATATTATGTCTTCAAAATATTATAATAAAGTATCGTTTGGTGATAATCCATTTAGTCAATGTGTTCCACCTAAAAAGAAAAAATGGTGGCAAATTTGGAAATAAATAAAAATAGGTTATATGAAAGAAGAATCAGCAATTGAATTTTGTGAAAGGATATATCCCGAGATGATGGATGAATTTAAGAAAATCCAATCGGAGATGTATGAAACCTTTTGTAAAAAACAAAGAAACTACGGACCTGGAAATATATCGATAGGCACGGCATTGGAAACAAAAGAAGATGTAAAATTATCCCTCACAGGTCTTTGGTTTAGAATTAATGATAAAATTCAAAGATTAAAACAATTGGTGGTTTTAGGACAGCCCGATGAAGTTGGAGAATCAATACAAGATACCTATCAAGACCTATCAGTTTATGGTATAATTGCGCAAATTGTACAGAGAAAAAAGTGGGGAAAATAAATTTTGAAAATTGAAAAAATAGTTGTATATTTACTATATTAAAAGTAAAAAAGGTTATATTTAGTTATGTAGAAAGTAGCTACTAAACCTTAAACTTTAAACAATTTTTTAAACCTTAAAATCTAAAAACAATGGACATTTCATTGGCACTTAAGAGATTTAATTCTCTTCAAAACAACACAAAAAAGTCTGATTCCATTTGGAAGCCAGCAAACGGAAAATCACAAATTCGTATCGTTCCTTACAAATTTAATAAGGAAATTCCGTTTATTGAACTTTATTTTCATTACAACATTAACAACAAGACGTACCTATCACCAATGTCATTTGGTAGACCTGACCCAATCGTTGAGTTTGCAGAAAAACTTAAACGTACAGGTGATACTGATGATTGGAAAGCAGGTAAAAAAATGGAGCCAAAATTAAGAACTTTCGTACCAGTTATCGTAAGAGGTAAAGAAAACGAAGGTGTTAAATTTTGGGGATTCGGAAAAACAGTTTACCAAGACATTTTAGGATATATTGCTGATCCTGATTACGGAGATATTACAGACCCAATAACTGGTAGAGATATCGTATTGGATGTAACATCTGCGGAAGAATCAAATGCAGCATATCCAACAACAGCAATCCGAATTAAACCATCTGTAACAAAATTATCAAACGACGCTGCAGTTGTAAAACAATTATTGGAAAATCAAAAGAACATTACTGAATTATATCAGGAGTTATCATACGCTGAACTTAAATCAGTATTGGAAAATTGGTTGAATCCAAATTCTGCAGCAGATGATGAAATTGTTGAGGAATTAGAAGCGCCAAAAACAAAAACAACCACCCCAAAACAATCACAGGTTTCTGTTGATATGGGTGGTACACAAAAAATTGGTGATCTTCCTTATGAGATAATGAAAAATAATACAGCAGAAGCACCTGCTAAAAAAACAGATGATGTAGCATCAGCATTTGATGATTTATTTAACAATTAATAGGTTACAACTATGGCTAAAGCACAGGATGACTTAGCAAGTATTCTTGCCGATTCTCTAAACAAACAAAATAAGGATGGTAGAATTGCATACTTCCTTACGGATGGTGGAGGTGATGCTCCTACTAACGTAAAAGATTGGTTATCTACGGGTAACGCTCTTTTGGATGTAGCAATCTCTAATAGAACTTATGGTGGTTTACCTGTAGGCCGTATAGCAGAAATTACGGGTTTAGAGCAGAGTGGAAAATCTCTGCTCTCTGCTCATCTGTTAGCAGAAACACAAAAGAAAGGCGGAGTAGCCGTATTGATTGATACCGAAACGGCCGTTAATAGGGAGTTTTTGGAAGCAATTGGTGTAGATATTTCCAAATTGTTATATGTTTCAGTAGATACGGTTGAAGGTATTTTTGAAGCATGTGAAACTATTATTGAAAAGATTAGGACTTCTGATAAAAATAGATTAGTTAGTATTGTAGTTGATTCGGTGGCGGCAGCATCTACAAAGAAAGAGTTAGAAGCTGATTACGATAAAGATGGTTACGCAACTGATAAAGCAATCATCATTTCCAAAGCAATGCGTAAGATTACTAATATGATTGGTAGACAAAACATTTGTTTGGTGTTTACTAACCAACTTCGTCAAAAAATGAACGCAATGGCATTTAGTGACCCTTGGACAACATCAGGCGGTAAAGCATTAGCATTTCATGCTTCTGTTCGTTTAAGATTGAAATCTATGGGGCAGTTAAAGATTGGAGATAGAATCGTTGGTATTAAAATCAGAGCACAAGTTGTAAAAAATCGTTTAGGACCGCCTTTAAGGCACGCAGATTTCTCTATTTTCTTTGATAGAGGAATTGATAACTACGGAAGTTGGTTAGGTGTAATGAAAGATAATAAGCTTGTAAAGCAAGCAGGAGCATGGTACGAATATGTTGATATTGAAACGGGTGAGGTTATTAAATTTCAATCAAAAGATTTCGCAGAAATTCTCAAAAACGAAGAACTAAAAGACCAAATATATCGTAGGATATGTGAGGTTTGTATTTTACAATATAAAAATTCCGCTTCAGAGGAAGTTGATGAAACAACGGATGTAGCAAATGAGTCAGATTAATAAAAAGTATTTAGATATACTAAAACAAATAGATGAAGAACATAAGAGTTTTGGAAATTTGCATAAAAATTCTAAAACCTTAGTCATTGATGGTCTTAATACCTTCATTCGTTCTTGGTCAACGGCACCAAATCTTTCAGATAATGGTGACCACATTGGAGGCATAGTCGGTACACTTAAAAGTATCGGCTACGCTATCCGTATGATTAACCCCACGAGAGTTATTCTAACCTTTGATGGTAAAGGTGGAGCAAAAAGCAGACAAAATATTTACGCAGGATATAAGGCGGATAGAGCTAAAAACAAAATCCGACTTAATCGTGCTATTACTGTTGATATGAATCCAGAGGATGAGCAAGTATCAATGCGTAGACAGATGGTAGGATTAGCTGAACTATTAACATATTTACCAGTAACCATTATGTTATATGATGGGATTGAGGCGGATGATGTGATGGGTTATATTGCAACCCAATTAAGACAAGAGGGGGAAAAGGTTGTATTAATGTCATCTGATAAAGATTTCTTACAATTAGTAAACAAAGATGTTTCAGTATATTCACCATCTAAAAAGAAAATCTATAATATTGATGAAGTTATTGAAGAATTTGGTATCCATCCTCACAATTTTATTAATTTCCGAATGATTGATGGTGATAAATCGGATAACATTAGTGGAGTAAATGGTTTGGGAATCAAATCTATTATCAAAGCATTTCCGATTCTTGCCGAAGAAACTACACATACAACCAAAACTATGATGGAGTATGTAAATGGATTAGATAAGAAAATAAAAGCACACGAATTATTTGAAAACAATTTGGAAATTTGCGAAAGAAATCGTAGATTAATGCAGTTATCCGAACCGGAGTTTAGTGGTAATATTCGTATGAAAATTATGGATAGATACGATGAACCCACACCTAAATTTGATAAGCAAGGATTTCTAAAGACAGGATTAAGACACGGAGTTATTGATTCATTTAAAGATATTAACGATTGGTTACAATCCACATTCGGATATATTTCAAAATTTTAAAAACACGCAGAAAATTATGAAGTGTATAAAAAACAACAAAACAGGCAATATTCAAAGAGTAACGGATAAAG